CCAAAGTAGGGCTCGGCCGCCGGGGTTCATCAAGGGCTCACCGCAAGATTACCGAAAAACCCAATTAAACGCTTTATCGTAATAATAGTATCATTACTTTATCGTAGTAATATAACTCAATATCCAATGAACATTGATCATGTAGAAATATTATCCACCCTCGGTTTCCATGAAATACCCCCGCCAAATACTGTAGAATATGTATATTACTACATCACCTACAATTCGTGTTGGTACTGTGATATTATCACCAGATATTTTCCCGATTTTGTACAAATATTTATGACAAATACCCCCCAAACCCGGGAAGAAAACAAGGCAAAAATCCTACGTGCAGCCACCACAGAATACAAAAAACTCAAACGGTTCGTTTACCATGTTTACGAAAAAGACCCCCCAGCCAACATCCACCCCGCCAAATACGATTATTATTATTATGAACCCAACGATACCAATGTATTGACCCACGAAGATATAATGTCAAATCAATTTACATTAAATAAAATATACAACAATATCACCAACATTCGAGAAATCAAAGGAACAATTCTTACCAAAGTATGCGACCTGGAAACAGCAGGCGACAAAATCCCGGCCACCACCGAAAACATATTCGTATGTCCAGTTCAAACCCCCGACATCTTCACGGTAGAAAACAAAATCAAAGACATTGAAACACAGATACTCACTCTGGAAAAACAAAAGAAACAACTGGCCACGTGGAAATATACCTACTACGAACTCAAAGACAGCAGACAACTGTTGAATATATTCGAAAGAATAAATAATTTATACATGCGTACCTTACAATTCCATCCCCAGACCATCCGAAACATGCCTGATGAAATCATGTCCATTATACGATCATATGTAGGCGAAGAATTCATAGAAAACATAAGGCAGTATAGTATAACTGAATCATATTTTCGCACCCCCCCGTCCACAATCCAAGCCAAACATATCAAAAACAGTATAGAAGACATGTTGAAAAAATGGCGAATTATAGACATACAATCGTATTCCAAACAAACCTTCATACGGTACGACATTGATAATCAATCTTTCAAATGGCGCAGACGTTCATTAAGAACCACCAGCTCCAAATCCGAAGCAATCAATTATGTTTTACGGGGAACACATAAACACACATTTTATGAATTCCAGAGAGATATCATCATTCTGTCGAAAATCTTGTCCGAAAACAAGGCGAATCGCCGTCGACAGAACAAAGAACGCCAGTCTGCGCAGACAACTACAGCCCTATAGGCCCCGTACAGCCCGTATCACCGGTACAGCCCGTATCACCAGTACAGCCCGTATCACCGGTACAGCCCGTATCACCAGTACAGCCCGTATCACCGGTACATCCCGTGGGACCAGTAGATACAGTCATATCCCAGGGAAAAATATCGTTGTTCACCAACAGAGGCACGTCAGGAGGCCCCGGCTTCGGGTTCACCCAAGGTTCGGGTTGTGGAACGACATAACCGTTGCTGATATCCAGAGTAGGATTCAGTTGTAAATAAATCTCGTAATCAATGTGTCTGCGCAATTTATCTATACCCATAAGAGGGTCCAACCAAGCTATAACATCATCTTCTTTCAAATCGTAATAATCTATATGTATAGCTTCTCTAGTAGGATAGTCTAAATTGGTAATACTTGTGACAGTAAAAGTATTCGCACCATAGGTTCCAGTATACGACCACTTGATACAATCTACCACGTTCAAATAACCAATAAAATGCCAAGGAATCAAGCATAATTTAATCAGTTCCAACCGGAATGTCGTGTTGTTGGAAATATCGACAAAGAGAGGGTCTACCAACAACAACACATTCCCCGAAACATCGACCACCGGATTCCCCGAAACATCTACCAACACGTTACCCGAAACATCATTATCAGAACTCATATCCATAAACTATATATATAAGTTATAATAAAAAACTTTACCTATATTATTTCGAATCTTCGCCGGTTTAAATTACACGTTCAACATTACTACCAAAAATACAAAACAGTATAAACATGAGTTGTTTCATACGAAATTTGGTTTTTTTGTAATATTCAATGTTCTGTAATTTCAGTTCAGCCTCCCTCGCATCAAACACAAAATCGCCAGTATCGCACGACATTTCCTTCTTGCTCTGAATCATAATGTAGTGTTTGCGTATATCAACCATAATAATACCGGCAATATAAAATATCACATATTGATAGTTTGTATTACCAATAAACTGTTGTAATAACACCGTCTTATCCATAATATCCAAATCAAGTTGTTCAGTGACGGAAGAAACCACGGCACGTGAAAACAAGAGTTGTTTGAGCGGATTAGGCGGTACAATAAAACAGTTACTGTGTTTAATCATATAAGATACAAAATAGATAAACATCAGGTTCCCCCAAAACAAACTCGTCAGTACCCGGCCATAACAAATAAACAGATTCATTGAAAGTTTTTAATTTGTAATAATATAGACTACAAATATATTATTAACTTCAATTTTTACTACTTTGGAAAGAAAACAAAAAAGTTCTCAAACCGACATCATCGTCAAGGATCCAAAGCTCCTTCCACCCACTGACTATTTTTCTCGGAAAAGTTCTCCCCATAAACCCACAAATCTCGGTCCGGAAAGGGTCGCCGAATCAACGGCAACATCCGTTCGGAATCAAACCCCACCCCATAATAGGCCACCCCATGTTCCCAATACGCCACCATGGTATGAGTAGGATCAGGTATATGTATCGAAGTAAATGTCTTACGTAACCACCGGCTCAACGCCCGGTTCACTCTCTCCACGCCACCTTCCAAATACAAGCGGTTCCAGTACCTCGCAAACCGGTTATCGGTATAAGAAATCATAATAATACCAAGTTCTCGATTAATAGGTAAAATGTACCGCAACATGTTGTTGGTCGTGACCCGGGGTAGATCGTGGAACCACACCCGACCCGTTTTCAAATCCTTGGGAAATATGGCATAAATCCGACACAAGGGTAATGTATGTATCATACGTAACATGGGATGTATTGGCCGAAACATGGGCAATTTCAACAAAAGTTCTTTGTTCGCCGCCATGACAACTTTCGGCGCGTGGTACATGGAAACCATCCCCTCACATCCTACAGAAAAAACTTGATCAATTTCACTGTATTCCAGCGCATTTACCCGGTGACGGGTTCTCACATGGAAGCCCGAAAAACGTTTCAAACGCTCCGTCATTCCCTCCACAATTTGCGACATCCCCCCACTCAGAACATAAAACTGACTGAAATAATATTGTCGAATCAATTTCACACTGTCGTAGGCATTCATGTCGGTCAATTCCGAAGAATACCCAAAAGAATCGTAGATAAGTTGTACTTTACTCTCGTCGAGAACTTCCTTCAAATACTCCAAAAACGTGATATTTTGTAATTTTTTCTTCCAGGTTCTCGAAAAACCATTTTCAAATCTTTTTAAAACAGACATCATCATGTCATCCAAGACCTCGCCATCCATCGGGGGGCGGTCTTCATGGGTATGTTGCGAAGGAATAAACACTTTATTTCCCTGAATTGGCACGATTTTCTCGGCTAAACCAAGTTCTCGAATAAGGGCCATGAGTCGTACATGTTTTTTGTGAAAACGGCCCGCCCCGAACTCCACCCCGGGATAATGACGGTTATGAAAGGTAAACACCCGCCCACCGATTCGGGCATCGGCTTCCAACAACAACAAAGACAAATCTGGTTCTCGTTTCAAACGCTGCCAAGCTTGGTAGATCCCGGCAATACCGCCTCCCACAACAATGACATCATAGCATAACATACAAGTTGACGATTTATTGGTGTATATGATATATATAATAACAAAGAAATATAGACATATTGTAAGAATATAATACAATGGAAAGTTTTTTTTACATACTACAGCGTCATGCGAAGATAAGTTCTAAAATATCAAAAGAGGCGGAGACACAAATGATCCCCACACTAGAAGCATCGCATTTTCAAATATTATTTTATGTGAAAACTGTAGAAAAAAAGTACAACGAGGTTCTCGAAATTTCGCAAAGAAAAGAAAGCGAAGAAGCCGGTCGCGAAAAAAAGACATCAGAATACCCACTCCAAGAATACATCAAATACAAATTCAAATATATGTACGAAATGCTGATCAACAACATGTTTTTAAGAGACGAACAAAAGCAAGAAAATGAAACAATATTTTACAAAACACAGCGAACGTATCATACGATAAAAAGAGTACTGTACAACTACCGCTTTAAAAAGGCCCCGACAAAAATACAGACAGACCTGTGTTTGAATGTGATTGATCCCGGACACGCGAATACGTTTACCTTTTTCAAAAACAGAGTAAAGTACTGTTTTTCTGTGCGAGACTTGGTTCATATCATAATAAACGCCATCACCCATTGTCACGATTTTTTTATGGAACCCATGGACCCCAAAAATCCTTATACAAATCTGCCATTCAGTAGAGCGGACCTGTACAACATGTATTTTCGTATTAAAAACAGCAACCATATCATACCTCCCATGATAGTAAACTACTTTTTGTTGGGATTCGACTTAGATATGTTCATTATGAATAACGAAACCACTATACGTGAATATGCGATCAAAAAATACGTAATGAACTCTCCTCCCAATGTAATGTACAACGAGATTCTAGACATGATCGATGAATTTTTTGAGTGTATGATGACGGTTAAAAAAGAAAAAGTCGTCTCGGACAATAAAATAATCAAAGTAAATAAAAAAGTGTTACAAACAATACATTTGGACAACGAATTTCCCCGCGACCGTCTGATACATATCATGCGGCCATATTTATTTATGAGTTTAATGAGTACTCACTACATCATGGGAACGGAAAAACGCGACACGGCAAAACGTATATTCAAATACATGATAAAACGGTTCATCGTTTACAATCCCAACTTCGGTAGAAAATGTATCAATGTTGTGATAGGAAATACGAAGGACACGAACAGTTTATTTTCTTTTGATAGCAAATTAGAAACCAAATTCAACGATGACCATCCCCCAATGACCATGAAAGACGCTGAGAACCTGTTTTCGAAAAAAGGCGAATTAAAATATGGATACGATATTCCCGAAAGAAATACATTCCGAAACGAAATACGGAGGAGAAGAAACCTCGTGTCGAATCCGCCTCTCAACCTGGTCCAAGTCCAACCAGTGACAGTACCAGTACCAACATCAAGACATACTGCGCGTCCACCACGTAGAAATTCCGCACCCAGAAATAACACATTTCCGGGGTTAATACCCCCGGCTTTGGACATCGCAAATCTGGCGTTTGAACCCCCGGCCCCGACCCCGGCCCATTCACCTTTACCCTTACCTTTACCATTCACGCAAAATGTCTTGGATTTATTGGAAGAAATATCTACCACGTCTGAAACATCAAACCGAAACGCCAGGGACCAAGAAATATACAATATTTCGGTATTATTTGAACCAACCAGACAAAATCCTTCATCAAATCGCATCGCAAGAAATCCCGAAGTATATGATATTTCGGGATTATTCGAACCGATTCCGGTTTCCAATCCATCCACAGCAGCAGAAGCAGTCCGATCGGCAAGGACACCAAACGTGTATATTTCAGATATAGACACAGATCACGTTCTCAAAAAACCCAGAACGGAAAACAATGAATCAAACATTGTCGTTCAAATCGCGGAATCGGACACAGAAACCAAAATTATTTTGGAAGATATCTTGAATAAAATAATATCAGCCGCCCTCACAGAACATTCGGACCTAACCGAACATTGAGTATTCAATCAACGACGACCGAAACCCAAGAGAAAGTATTAAAATATTTAGATAATATATAATTGATTTGAAATATAATGGAACATGAAGAAGAAGAAAAACCCCCTGAACATGAAGAAGTAGAAGAAGAAAACCCCGCTGAACTCGCAGAAGAAGAAGTCGGAGAATCACACCCGGATTTTATAGTCCAAAAAGCACGTCAATTTGAACATAACACCACCACCATCAAGGAAAAAATAAAAACAGGCGATATAATACCCTATAAAAAACTTGAAGATCGAGAAAGTGGATATAATTTAAGAATGCAATTCACAGGTCCTTTTCAAATTGATAACTCTAAACCTGATGATAT